AAATTGAGGTTTGTTGTCTAGGAGATGACGGCTATTCATCTCATTTGCATATAGAACGGTGTCGGAAAAGTAAGATAGTCCTTTGTTAACGATGTACGCATTGTACGTTTTTTCGGCTAGTTCATCATTGTCGGTACCAACCATCATGTTTTCTTTTGACTGGTTGATAGCATTTAGATAATCGAATGGTGTCATTTGAATTCACAGTCAACCATCACTTCGGTTAAGAAAGCGACAAAGTTAATTTCTTGGTCAACGACAAATGCAGACTTGTATTGATAGTCGGCAAGCAACAGAACCATACGTGGAACAGAATCAGCCTTCAAGCATTCATTGCTATTGTCAAAGATTCGTTTGAACAATACTGATGGCTCATTGTCTAGATTCTCAGCAACCCACTTACGCATACCTGTGAAGTCTTTTGCTTTCAATCTATCAACTAATGACTTGAAATTGTCACTTGAGATATTTGCGAGAATACCCGTATCAATCTTACCTGTAGCAGAGTAACGTTGTAGTTCATTGAGAACACGCCTCCAATCAGGAAAGTGTTTCATAATAAGTTCAGCAACAACCTTCTCTTCAAACTCTACGTTTTCTTTTTGTAGAATGCCAGTCATGCGTTTCATAAAACGACCAGCAAGTTTTGGCTTGTCTGATGCGTTTATCTTAAAATGTACAACGGAGCACCTACTGTGGAGAGGGGCGATGATACGATTAAGAAAGTTGCAAGTAAGGATAAAACCACAATTAGCAGAAAACTCTTCCATGAAGTTCCTGAGTGCGGGTTGAGTAGATTGCGGATTAAGGTAATCAGCCTCGTCAAGAATAACATATTTACGACCGCCAGAGAATGATACAGTTGAGGCAAAGTTTTTAATTTCATTTCGCAAGGTATCGATGTTGCCATTCATCGATCCGTTAATAACGATATAAGTACATCCGAGTTCTTCAAGCATAGCCTTGGCGATAGTAGTTTTACCAACGCCAGGACCGCCTGTAAGAATTAGATTAGGAACATTCTTTTGGTCAACGAATTGTTGGAATGTTGCCTTTAAGTCTGCTGGAAGAATTGTGTCTTCGACAGTTTTTGGTCGATACTTTTCGACCCACAAAAAATCTTGTAGCATGTGTTCACCTTATCATAACATAAAAATATATTCTAACACATTGCATGTTAGAATGCAAGCGAGTGTTACTTAGCCACACTCTCATAAAGGGTCTCAACATCGTCTTGTTCTTGTTGGACCTCGGTGAAGTTTTGTTTGTGATAAATCTTTGCAAGTTTGCGAGTGTACTTTTTAGGCAACTCAAATTTATCTTCCACGCTAGTAAGAATGTCTTTAATCAAATCACGTTCCGCTTCAATGCGAGTAAGTGAATTTGAAATTTCAACAAGTGCATCCAGAATCTTTTTACGGTCCTCTGGAGAGGACGGAACAATCACATTACTCATAATATTAACCCTCGTACTTAGAACCAGCTTCAGTAGCAATCCAATATTCAACAGAATCTGTTGTGTGTTTGAAGTGCGAAATGCCTTTAGATGAAATTGCTACATCATAAGTTCCAGGAATCATCTTAAGATTTTCCGTATTAAAAATCAATTTGAAATTTGCTGAAGTCTCGCCAACTTTGATTGAGAAGTTATCTGAATCTGCATTCTTAACATCAAGTGCAGAGATAGAGATTTCACTACCATCACCAACAACTGCAATGTTTGGAAGACCCAAGATGCCAGACAATTTCAATACTTGATTCATATCGTCTTTTGTCAATCGAAAATTCACTTCGGCATTTTCGATCTTAATCTCTTTTGCTGGTGGTGCAACAATCATAGAATCATCCGCAAGACCATAAGTAGTTTTAGATGTGCCAGATTTGATTGTGAGATTATTTGCATCAGTATTGATAACAATCTCAGGATCAGTCAAGGATCCACAAAGAGATAGAAAACGATTCAAGTCATAAATGACAAAATCTTTTTCAAAGTTTTCTTTGATGGTTGCTTTGCCTAGTACGTTCTGTCCTTTAGAGATAGTTCGTACCACAGAGCCTTCTTTAAATTGCATACCAGCATTGATATTTGCAAAGTTCTTTAAAACATTAATTGTTGATTCACTTAGTTTCATTTTGATTTCCTTCAGTCAAGTCATGTACGTGTAGCATGATTATAGCATAGTGTAAAATTTTTAGCAAGTCTTTACGATTTCGTCCGTCCTTCTTGCCATACCTTTGTGCATATTTCAGCACGTTTCCAATACAGAATCCTTCACCATGTCCACCATCAATGATGAATTCTGTTGCTTGAAATTTGTCACGGGAGTAATGTTGTCCATATGTTGCATCAATGTAAGACTTCAGTTCATCCAAAGTCTTATCTTCATTATAACGATAGTCAATCATTTACACACCATTTCCTCTTTTAGGAACCTTATCGCCCGCTGTTGGCGATGCATTGATAGAAGCCAATGCCGCTAATGATCCACCAAAGATATAAGTGCCCGCATGTTTCAAACGCATCCATGGAAGCAACCAAATCTTTCCGCCAGCTTTACGCATCCATTGACAGAACATATAGTCTTCAGACAGATAACGTTTTGTGTCTGGACAAATAACGCAATCAAAGTAAGCCATGATTTCTCTGCTACCATCAAAGTTTACTGTACGTGCGTGATCTGGTTTGTACTTCTGCATCGGGAATGCTTTATCAAATTTTTCTAATGCAGTACGCTTAATCAACATAAATCCAGTTCCGCTTTCTTTCACTTGAACTGGCTCATCAAGTCGGAACGTTTTTGTGTCTTCTGCTGGATTGAAAACGTAGTCGCCAACAAACTCTTCCAATTGATTTGGATTTTGATCTGCAAAGCCTTTGTCTACTGCTGATTTGATTTTCTCCCAAGAAATTGCTTTCTTTGGATATGGACCACAAATAACGTCCATGTCATCCCTAGTGATTGCATGGTGCATCATAACAAAAATGTCTTGTGCTTCAAAATGAATATCGCTATCAATGAATAGCATGTAATCCATTTCACTTCGGACAAACTCATCTGCCAAATAATTTCTAGCACGTTGTACTAGTGATTCATTGAAGATAAAAAATAATCGTGCTTCAATTCCATATTTGGTGCAGAGTACCATTAAGTCTGAAACTGCTTTTGTATATGATCCATGGCATTGTCCGCCATACATCGGTGTTGCAATAAACAGTTTCTTTGTTCTTAGTTGTTCAATGTCAATTTCAAATTGCATAATTTCTCCATATTATTAAAATTAATCTCACTATTATATATAAAAAAAGAGGCTACGTCAAGTAGCCTCTAAAGGCATTACTGCCAAGGAGATTTAGAACGGTACGTCATCAACTGCTGGCGCAGGTGTCACTTCCGTAGTAGGGTCGATACCAGCATCAATCTTGGTATACAAATCAAGGAATGATGTTTTGGTTTCTGCATCAAAGCGGTTGATACAGTACTTGATTGCTTCCATCTTATCATTGAAGATAGTGTAGGCTTCGGCAATGTGAGACAAACGGCGAGTGGAAATCAATTCATCAATAGCACCTTCTTCGAAAGTCTTACGAATGATATCAGCCCACTTCACAAGATTCTCTGCAAATGCTTTGTCATCAATGCCAAGGCTGGTAAACAACTTAGTCAAAATCTTTGTTTCAACTTTAGTATCGGGATACTCTTGCTCAACTGTAATTGGGAAACGTTCGAGAAACGCATCATCAAGAATCGTTGCCGCCATGTAGCGACCAGACTCATCACCTTTACCTTTGGTGTTTGCAGTAGCGATAACGTTGAAACCTGTAACTGGTTCAACAAATTCACCAGTCTTCTTAACGAACAAACCTTTGCCTTCAAGCACACCTTGCAAGCACATTAGTTTATTTGAACCACGATCAATTTCATCAAGAATCAAAACAGCACCAGACTTCATTGCTTGAACAACTGGACCATCAAACCACTTTGTCTCTCCGTCAATCAAACGGAAGCCGCCAATCAAATCGTCTTCATCAGTCTCAGGTGAAATATTCACACGGAGACATTCTGTTTTCAATTGGGCACAGGCTTGTTCGACCATGAAAGTCTTGCCGTTACCAGAGAGACCAGAAACGAATACTGGATAAAATTTCTTTGATGCAACAATGCGTTTCATGTTGTCAAAGAATCCAAAAGGAACATACAATGAATTCACTTTAGGAATAATTGCACCCTCTTGCATACGTGCGACAGAGGACATTTTTGCTACTGCCTTTGCAACAGGAGCCATGATAGGTTGTGTAATTGGCATAGCAGAAACTGGATCGGATTTGACTAGTGCAAGACCAGCCATGTTAACATTAAATTCTTGGAGGGGCAATTCGTATTTGCCACGACCACAACGGTACTGGTCGGCTTCGAGCCAGAAGTGGCGCTTGCTACCAAGTTCTTCAGAAAGTGTCACCAATTGCTGGCGGGTCACAACGGCACCGAAACGTTTAGCGGCTTCGGTAACGAATGTAGCCTTTTCACTTTGCGTAATCATAATATAATTGCCTTTCAGTTAAAAATCAATTTCAATACTAGTAGTATAACAGAGTATTTATGGCAAGTCAAGAGGTATTTTGACTGTTGTTTTTA